AAACTATAATTTGATGTAAGAATTGAACCATCGATTAAGTTATTATCACCATTTATGATAGAACCATATATACTCTTCTTTATTGTATTTAAAAATCCGTTACCAACCATAGCCCCTTCACTATTTGATATAAGATGTAGAGATCCATTAATGATTGTTGTACCAGTACCACCACTTAAAGTATTATATTGACCATTAATAATGGTAGAACCGATTCCGTCAGCGATATTTGAAATTCCACCCAATACCAAAGATTGATTTGACAATGTAAAATTATTACCAGAAAGTGTTACAATATCATATATGTTAGATCCAAATTTATATGGTGATATTGTACCACCCGAAATAACTATAGTTCCACCACTTCCTGAAGGAGCTGGTTGCCAGGTTGCATTACCAATAGAATCAGAAGTTAATACATAACCGTTAACCGCACCATTTGTTAATTGAAATTCTGTTGTTTTTGTTTTTCCAGAAACATCTAATTTAGTTGATGCCGATAAGTGACCTATCGCAATATTTCCATTATTAAACGGTGATATAATTACATCACCACCACTTATATCTTGTATGTAAAGTGGTGAACAAGAATTCAAACGTTGGACATATAGGTCAGTAATACAACTTGCTGATGTATTACCAGTAAATTGTATTGTCGTAGTATTACCAGTTGTAAAACCAGTTATACTAACATTACCGTTTTGTCTATTTAATATTAAAATACCGTTTGAATAGGTACCGCCAGTAACATAATTGTCAGTACCACCAGAAATGATTATAGTTCCACCACTACCAGTTGGGGCTTGTAACCATGTTACCCTCCCATCAGCATCGAGGCCACCTAAAAAATATCCAGTTACATCTACAGTTGTAGTACCTGTTGTACCACTCTGTATTATTATTGGTGGTTGTACAATAAATGATGAAAGTTCACCATAATTTATATAACCATTTATACCTGCAATATTATATTGCGTACTAGCTGAAGTACTCCCCGTCCAATCTAATATTGGAGCATTTATTTTAAGATAACCCGTAGTGTTTATATGGGTTTTACCAGATAGAGTGATAGTGTCTCCACTATACTGAACTTGTTGTCTATCTTCAAAATTGGGTCTTGTATAAAATGACATATTATATTACTGTAATACCTAATGGTCTATATTGTAATGCTTTATTTAACATTTCAGCTTCAGTGGCTTTACGTGTTAACATTGCTTCAGGTCTTAATCTTTCTAACCTTTCATTAAGTCTTTCCATTAAGGCTGTTTTATCTTCTTTTGATTCACTTAATAACGATTCATAATCCATGGTTACTTCAGCATCTGTAACGCCTAGTACACCACCAAATTTACCACGAACCCTACCTAGGGTTTCTTTACATAGAGCTGTAAAATAATCTCTCACCCATTGTTTAGATGGTGTATTTAATTCACTAAAATTAACGATATCGATTGGGACATCGGAAGGTAACTTAATAATATCTTTATTTGCATTTAAACACCTTTGTCTCTCCTCATCAGATGTAGTCTCATAATACCAATACCATACTCTAGAATTATTAATTGACTGGCCGTTCAAACCAAGACCACCAAAAGCAATTCTACTACCTGGTGTTGGTATTAAATGAAGTAATCTGGTACCATTAGGCCCAGCGGTTAATTTATAAATTAAATCTGAACTTATTAATCTTTGTTTTAAATTATAGTCAGAGTTTCTTAATACAATATCAAAAGATGTGGTTAAATATGAACCACCATATCCAAAACCACCACCAGCAAATTGAGCCCCGCCAAATCCAGCCGCAAACCCACCATAACCACCACCAAATCCGTTACTAGAAAATAAAGCTAAATCTACAGTGGGTGGTTGGTAATATAATACTTCATTTAATTCTCTACCAGCTGGGATAGAGTATGTTTGTTGTCCATTTCTTAATGTAACAAAATCTTGTTTAAGTTCCCATGGTCCACGAGCTTGTAACCCAACAATTTTTGAGTAGGCATATGTGAAAGAATCTTCATAACCTAAACCTCTAGTTGTTAAAGCTTTAGTTAAATCAGCAGTATCTAAATTAATACCGTCTAAAGATGACCATTGAGTTTCAATTAACCATTCGTTTATGTAAGATGAATGGTCTTCAACCGCAATTTCTAATAGGGTGCACATTTGTTCGTCATCCAACTCAACTTTTCTGAGTGGTGCCCCTAATCTATGTTTAACCTGACGAAATACTTTTTGTTTTTCCGCTTCTTCTATAACAAGTGACATGTTCGACTTTTATTCATAAATATCGCCGAATAGTTAATGTTTATAGTATCATTAGATAAAGTTGTGTTTCTTAACGGAAGTTTTTATTAAATCCATGAAATCTGTCATAATATCCATCTCTTTATGTTCTTCACCCATAACAGTATTGATAATACCACGTTTTCTTTGTAATGTATCAAATATCATAGTTTGCACTGTGTTTTCAAATAATGGGTAATACACATTTACAGTTTTATCTTGTCCAATTCTATAACACCTATCTTCAGCTTGACTATGGTTTGCAGGAACAAAATCTAAATCATTCATAATAACCTCTGAAGCTGCGGTTAGTGTAATAGCTGAACCAGCCGAAATTATATTACCAATAAAAACCTTTATTCTATCATCTTCTTGGAAAGAATCTATAGATTTTTGTTTTTCTTTATCATTCATTGGTCCATGGTGACAAACCGCCACATCCCCAAATCTTCTTTTTAATTCTAAAAGTGAATCGGTAAAACAAGTAAAAACAATTACCTTATGACCTTCCTCTATTGCTTTTTCAGCTAACTCAACAGTGTGTTGAACCATTTCCATAGCTAAAAATTTACGAAGAACAACTAATTCAACCATATGTCTACCAGCACCAAGATTTTTACCCTCACTTTTTGCCCATTCAAGATATTCCTCAAAAACAGATTCGTAACGTTTTCTATCATCAACCTCAACATAATAAGGCGATATAATTTTAGGTGGCAAATCTAAATGATCTTCCTTTTTTCTTCTCAGAACTAAATTTGTAGTTCTTTTATGTAGTTCTTCTAAATTAGAGGCCCCATCAGTAATCCAAATAATCCTTTCTTTACCTAATTTAGTTTTTTTCCTGAATTTTTTTGCCGCACAATAACGAAAAGCAAAGAATTGCCAATTAGATGTTACACTAGAATCACAAAGATGTAATAAGTTATAATAATCCATAGGACGATTAGCTATTGGTGTTCCTGTTAATAACCACCTTCTTTTAATTGGTTTAGCAATTTCATTTACAATTTTGGTTCTATCTGCTTTTGGGTTTTTAACATAATGTGCCTCATCTAGTATTAATAAATCAAAACCTTCATCTACTAGAAATTTTTTAATCTCATAATCTTTATAGTTTTTTCTTCCATCAATTAAGGTGTGAAATTTATTTAAAATATCATAATTTATGATTGTAAATTTTTTAGGATTCCAGTGGCCAGATTTGATTATAGAAATATCATCTTCATCAACAAAATTCATAATCTCACGTTTCCAGTTAATTTTAGCATTTGCCGGACAGATAACTAATATTTTTTCAGCTTTAACTTCTAAAGCTGCAACAATTGACATAAAAGTTTTACCTAGACCCATATCATCTGCTAAAATACATTTGGGTTTTTTATATAAAAATTTAATTCCAGATTCTTGATGTTTAAAGGGTACCCTATTTTTTTTATCTAATTCTATATATTTTGAAAAATCTATATCAACATCATCTAAATTCTCCTCAAATAAATCAGTATGTATTTGTGTTTTTGGTAGATAATATAATGCCGATTCTTTTTGGTTTTTATATAACTTACCCCTAATATGGTATGATTTATCAGTCTCAGCTAAAAGTTTTTCTATGAAAACACGTTCTGGGACATTTTTTAATTCATATTTTTCCTTTAACTGTTCACCCAAATATGGCGTTATATCTACAACCTTATTAATATCTATTGGTTCCCTTTCAAAATTTTCTTCTATATAACTTATTTGACTAGGGGTGAGCAAGAAAAATCCATCCACATCCAATTTTTTCTTCATTTTTAAGATGTGTTCATTAGCACCTTCGTAGTTTCGAACCCTCTCTAAGGTCGTTTTATTCTTTAATTTGGTTAAATCTACCATACGACAAAATAAATATAGTACTTAACTGTGGAAAATAAAGAAAATCGTATATAATCAAATATTTATTAAAATATAAGTGTGCATATGGCAAAGCGTAAATTCCCTGTAAACAGGATGGGCAAATTTTTTGATGAGATTGATTTCGGAATAGAAAACGAAATGGCTCGTGAATATGTTGAAGGTGATTTAAACATAGTCGTAGTTTTATTTCAGGTAGATAGAAAAGAAACACAAACTGATGATGTTTATGGTGAAGCTAAAACAAATGAAATTAGATTTAAAGCACCTAAAGAATTAAGAGTTAAATTAGCTTTAGATGAAGCTGAAAATAAAACTTATAGTGAAGGTGTAAATAGGTATTTAGATTACGGTCAACTTAAATTTCAAATTTTCCAAGAACAGTTGGAAGAATTGAGTGCTGAAATTAGTTATGGTGACTATATAGGGTATTCAGATAGAGAGGATAATATAAAATATTTTACAGTGACTAATGACGGTAAAATATATTCAGATAACGCACATACAAGAATTGGTTATAAAGGTTACTATAGAACTATTACTTGTATTACTGCTGATTCTAACGAATTTTTACCAAATTACTAATAAATGGCTTTACCTAAAAAATATAAAAAAGATTTAAATATTAAGGTAGTCGACCCACAAGGTGGACCTAAAAAATATATTGATGACTATCACGACCAGAATAAAGCTAACTTACCACGTGGTGTGGACCACGCTGATTTAGATAATGGGTTTGTTGATTGGGTTAATAGTGATTTAGATATTGTGATAGGTGGTGATAAAGTTCCTGTAACTTTTTTAACAGCACAAAGATGGTCTGAGTTTACAAGAACTTGGCAAAATTCAGATAAATATAAAAACATTAAAATACCATTTATATCGGTAGTTAGAAAACCTGATGCACAACCAGGTACTAATCCGGCTGATTTTAAAATACCAGTTAGAAAAACATTTCCTTATATGACAATTCCTGTTTGGGATGGTAATAAAAAAGGGTCCGATGTTTATATGATACCTCAACCTGTAGGTGTGGATTTAACCTATAATATTAGGTTTTTTACTTTCAGAATGAATGAGTTAAATAAGTTAAACCAAAAAGTTTTAACAGCTTTCGCTTCAGCACAAGCATACGTTAATATAAAGGGTCATTACTTTCCTATATATTTAGAAAGTATTGGTGATGAGTCAACAATTGATGATCTTGAGGGTAAAAGATATTATGTTCAAACATATGAGTTAAGAATGGCAGCATATATTTTAAATGAAGATGAATTTGAGGTTAAACCAGGTTTAGAAAGGGCAATACTTTCTTATGAGATTGATGATAAAAAACCTAAAGTTGTTGTTAGTAGAATTAAAGATGAAACCCAACACGATAAGACAATAAGTTTTATAGTACAGTTTTTACCCGGCTCACCTACTACAATAACATTTCAATCTGATACTTTAGCAACTTTTACATCTATTGATACGGATAATATTTCATCAGTTACGTTTTATGTGAATTCAATGCCAACTTCTATGCCATTTTCTGTTAACGAAACAGACATGATTAGCATAAGTATAGTTAGAACAAATTCAACTCAGTTATCTGAGCTAATATTAAGAGGAACAGTACCATTATAATGACAAATTTTTGTGGAAATAGTGATATAACTAAGATTTTTATTGTCGAACCTGGTAATGCATTTACTGGTGGTACAATCGACGGTAATTTAATTATTAATGGTGATATTATTAATTGTTCTTCTGGTGCAACAATTTATACTGAAACTATTGTTGCCTGTGAAAGTGGGGTAACTATTAATAACGCTATAACAGTTTACCCAACCGATGTTATACCAACATCAGATAATTTAATAAATTTTGGTTCACCAGTAAGGAGATATAGGGATATTAATACTGTTAGTGGTACATCTACAGTTTGGACATCTACTGGTGTTATCTATACACCAGTTTTGAATTTAGGTTCTGATTTAAGTGGAAATACAAGAATAATAACGGCCGATAGTTCTATCATACAAGATGACTGTTTATTGGGTGGAACTTACTAAAGTCAATGATATTTATAATAAAATTAAAGAAAAAGAAAAATGGCAACAAGAAGAACAATACATGTACTTAAAAACAGTGTAATTCCTGGACAATCATTACCTAGTAGTGGTGTAAAACCTGGTGAACCCTTAATTAACCTTGGAGATGGTATTCTATTCTTCTCAGGTGGAACAGCTGGAGTACCTACATGGGTACCTTCAGATAATAACGCTAACTATTTTGAAGTTGGTTCCAATTTATATAACCTTAAATTAAGAAATCAGTTAACTACCTATCAAGGTATTAGTGGTTCTGGTTTAATTGGTAAATTTTTATCTGGTACAACAACAGGTTTTGTATTAGCTAATATATCAGACATTCAGGGTGTTGATACTGATAGTTATGTAACAGGTGGTACTTGGTCACCCAACACATTAACTTTAGGTTTAAACGGTGGTAAACCTAGTGTTCCTATAACAATAGATTCATTTAACAATGTGACACTTTATGGTGTCACTAATGTTAGTGATTTAACCGTAACTGGTACAACCACTTTAAACGGACCTTCTTATTATAATCAAACAGTTACAGGTAGTAACCAGTTTGAGGTTGTTAATTATGGTTTACTAACATCTTACACACAAACAAACGATGTATACACAACTGGTGGTACTTCATTAACTTCCGCCACTAATAATACACCAACACAATCTTTATTGTTGGGTTATAAGGGTACCCCAATTGGAGGTCCTTATTCTGTTATAACGGAAAATACATTTACAACTGGTGGTACATTAAATGGTAGTGTTGTTAGTTTCTATAGGAATGATGGTACACCATACTCGGTGGATTTAGGTAGTCTCTCACCAACAGGATTTACAGACACATACGTAACAGGTTTCACAAAATCTGGTAATATATTAACTATATTAAGAAACCAAGGTGAACCAAATTTAACGGTAGACTTAAGTACTTTACAATCTTTAACTGTTAATGGTAACTTAACAACCACTGGTCAAACAACAACTAATGATTTATTAGTTAATAACTTCGTTCTAGGTAGTTTAATACCTGATACTGGTTGTACATACGATTTAGGTTCAACAACAAACAGATGGAATGATGTTTGGGCTAAGAAAGTCAAAATTGGTACTTGTACTACTGATTTAGAAGATGATGGTTCACAATTTATAATCACGGTTGGTGGTACATCTTCGGGGGCTACAATTAACTTAAATGGTGGTGAGTTAAATGTCGGTGGTAATATATTACCTATTGGTGATTTAACCTACAATATAGGTGAACCTTCAAATAGATGGAACAATGTTTACGCAGCTAATATTTCAGCATCAGCTATTACGATAAGTAATTTATCACCAAACAGAGTTGTTTATACAAATGGTTCTGGTAGTTTAGCAACTGAAACTGGGTTTGAATATAATGAATCAACGGATAGAATGACTGTTGGGGCATTAACAGTTAATAACCCAACAGGCACAACATCTTATATTGGTCAAGGTGGTTTAGAAATTGGTTCTGGTGGTTCGACAAGTACTCCTGGTATTGGTGATTTAATAGTACACGGTAATTTAGATGTTTTCGGAACAACTACAACAATTAGTACTTCTGAACTTTATATTGAAGACCCACAGATTACTTTAAACTATAACCCTACTGGTAATACGTCACCTACATCTATTGCCTCTGGTTTTAAAATACAAGATGGTGCTGGTGTTGTTAGTACAGATGTTTATTTAACTATCGCACAAATGAACACCTTTATAGGCGGTGATGTAACTGAATATTCAGGACCTACTGGGTACACTAATAGAGGTTGGTTAACACAATTGAATGATATAGTAATAAGAAATACTAACCTAAATAATGGAGCACCAGATGGTGTCAGGGTGTTGGCCGAATTTGATTGTCTGGATGGTGGCACTTATTAAACTAAATTTATCTCACAATTTTATATCCCCAATCGAAAGTTGGGGATATTTATTTTCATAGGGTTATATAACCTTTAATTACACACCCTAAATAGGGATTTATAAATAGTCATACATATGACAGGTATTACAAGACAAAATATTTTTAAACTTAAGAGATCCAATGTCTCAGGTAAGGTACCCACACCTTCACAACTATTAGTGGGTGAGATGGCCGTTAATACTCAAGATGGTTATTTATATACAGCAATTTCTGATTTAACTGGTACAACAGTAGGTGTTAGACAAATAGGTTGGGATAGGCTATCAACAATTTCAGGTGGTACTATTAATGGTAATGTAATTATTAATGGTACATTATCGGCGACAACAATACAAGGAAACGGTAATGGAATTACAAACGTTGGTTTAAGAACTAAATCTGGGGTGGTGAGTAGTAGTACATTTTCTGGTGTACCTAGAAAAGCAACAGTAACATTTACAACAAATTTTCCCACAAATAATTATTCAATATCTATTTTAGGGGGAGATAATAGGACTTTTACTTATGAATCAAAAACGGTGAGTGGATTCACAATAAATGCTAACTCAGCAGCACCATTAACAAATGACGTTCTTTGGATGTCAATACAACACGGAGAATACTAATATTTATTATATATGAGTTTAATTATAGATAGTTTAAATGTGGAAGGACCAATGAATGTCACTGGTGACACTATTTTTCATAGTAACGTTAGTGGTGTTAAATTTTTTGGTGATGGTATAGGCCTTTATAATATAACGGGTGGAACTTATTTAAGTGCGGCAACATATACTAACGGTAGTATTATTCTCACAAATAGTAATGGGTCTGTGGTGTCTACACCTATAACTGGTTTAACTAGTGATATAGACGAACAAATAGCTACACTACAAGAATCAATTAGGGTAGATTTACAAAATAACAAATATTCAAATGAATTAAGTATCTCAACAACACCAACTATTATAGCATCTGGTAGTACTAATATAGAATTAAGTGGTGGTGTTTATACTATTAATTTTATTTCAGAATTTGAAGGTTCTGGAGGGGGTAATAAGCGTTTAATTACCTACACATTAGGTACTGATTTCAATAATAACCCAATTTTTACCGGTCAAACTTTTCAGATATATGCTGTTAATAATCAATATTCAACAACTAACACTGTTGGTGTTAGGTATTTACCGTGGAGAACTAATGTATATGTTTATGGTTATGCCACAAGTGGTAATATAAACGTTAGAAATAGAAATCTAACACTTTACGGTATTAATAACGTTTTAGTTTTAAGTGGTACAACGTAATATGGGAACAAAATTAAATTACAATAAAAATATAGAAATTAAATCAATACCACAGTTGGTAGATGAGTTGGAAGGTGCTTTAGGTGTTAATAATACTGTTACAACCAAACCAATTGATTTTTCAGTAACATACATACCAACTAATTTGATTGTTAATTTTGATTTTGATTTAACACAGAATCAAATAGACACATGTGATAATACGGTAAATAATTTCATATATAACCCCAATTATACTTTTAGAAGATTTTTTAAAATTAATAATTCTTTGGGTGATCCTTCTAAACTCGATTACGATATTTTAGGCCTTAATAAAAAAAGAGTCATAATTAAGGGTGAGTTAAGAGAAGTTGGTTATTACTGTGGTTACAACCCAACAGCTAATACTTTTTCAGATTTAGTTGTCTTAGAAAAAAGAACCTATAATAGAGACCCTATTGGTATTGCAACATCTAGAGATCAAACTAGTATTTGGTATTTAAATGACGGTAATAGTGGTTTAACAAAAACTTTCACTAAGTATTATACTGAGGAGCAAGGTATAGAGGAGGGTATTAATAGAAGAGG